GTAGTGTTTAAGTGTGTATTTAGAACCTTAAGGTCGCTAGTATCAACACTAACTTGAATTGTCTTAGCCATTTATAACCCTCATGTATATTGTATCTAAAGACATAACTGTCTCTACTTCTCTAGCATCTAAAGGTGTGCTAGTTAGTTTCTTCCACGCTAGTATTTGTTCGTATGTAATAGGATTAGGTCCACTAAACCCCATACTCCTTGTTTTACTCAAGGCTATAAAAGCAGACCATACGTGGGAAATGACCATAGGAAAGTCAGGAGACTCTAATCCTTCTGGTCTTATGCCAGTCTGCTTTTCTACTTGTTCTAGGTGTTCTCTTTCGGATATACCATCCTTACCTGACTTACTTAGAGAAAACGTATGTTCTGCATAGTCTTCAAGTTTAGTTGTCAGGCTTTGGTAAAATCCAATGAGTTAGCAACCGCCTCCTCAAGCTGTACCTTAATCCAGAAAACTTGATCATATATCTCTGTAGCTTTCTTAACTGTTAGTTCTGGCTTCTCTCCATCAAAAGTTATATCCCAACTCTTTGTTGTATTTGCTAGTACACTAAGTGTAGAAGCCTCAAGTTGTTCAGAAGTCATAGTCATGTCGTTACTCTTTGTAGCGGCTTTAATTCTCTTATTAGTCTGAGAGTGCATAACTTTCTTGTACTCTTCAGAATGTGTAGCATACATACAGATAGTCATATTAGAACCATCAGGGTTCGTAAGTTCTTCCCCTGTATTTGGGTGTACTAATATAACATCTATTGTGTCGCTCTTGGGTGTTAAGTCTTTTAAATCCATATCGAGTTTCCTTATCGAGTTCGGGTTAATAAATGGGGAACGTCAGACCCGACACCAACGTCCCCCCACTCTAGCTAGAGTATTCTTTACGAGCGTGTAATACGCAAGTTAGTATCTTCTGATGAGTCACGTAAAGCGACAAATGTTAAGTTAACTATTCTGCTTGTAGGACCATCTACACCTACATCAGCACTGTTTATTTTGCACCGTGGGAAAAAGAACTCCATAGTGTTTGGTGTGCCAGCATTGTCACCTACAGTAACCTTAAGTGGTGTTTCTGTTTCATTGACAAACCTATTGATTAGTGAGGCATCCTCAAAGTAAGCTGAGAGAGTACCTTCTACTACAGCGTTACCTACTTCTAATGCAGGTGCGCTATCGTCACCAACGACAAAGGTAGGAGCAAAGCTGTTAGTTAAAGTAAAGTCCATAGCTGTAACTATAGCTGATGCTGATCCACCTATCTCTAGGTCACCTGAGTATGAGTCAAATGGTGAAGCTCCAGAAGCGGCATCTTGTGTCTTCTCTGTAGCACTCATAGTCATACTCTTACCGACTATACCGAATGTACCTGTTACCATAGCGTTAGGTGCTAGTGATACAGCTAATGTATTTACTGAACAACCTGTAAACAACCTAGCTTGGTCGATGTCAGCGGCATAGTCCTCAATAGAAAAGTACTTAGGTGTTGTACCTACTTTAAGTACGTTAGTAGACCAAGAACTTAACATAGCAGACTCTAGTAGCTCATCGAAATCTCCATCTCGAAGATCTCCTGTAATGTCTCCAGCTACTTGACGGTTGCCGTGACGGTCTACTCTAGACATACGGTCAGCTTGAATGTCAGTACCTTCAACACGATCTTTAGTCATGTTAAGTGAATGTGAAGTGAAAGGTAAGTTTTGGAAGTTGCCAGATGGTGTCGTACCGAAAGTTGTTTCAGTAATGTATGACAGACTGGAACGTGAACCCTGTGCAAAGGCCATATTATATTCTCCTATAGAATTATGTGTATGCGTACCAACCAATATTAACAGGAACAAAGTACCAAGGGCTATCTAAGAAGCCTTGTTGTCTTTCTGCGTAGTCAATAGATACGTTTATATTATTTGATGTTAAAGAAGTAGTAGCCTCAAACGCATCAATGACGTTCTTAGCAAGGGTGTCTGCTACAGCTGGTCCTTGACCTTCTGGTGCGTAACAGTTGATTGAGAATAGACCATCATATCTCTGTTGTGGATTTAAGCCTCGTACAGCAGGTCTACGTGATACAGGGGCAAACAGTACCTGTAAATAGCTAGTGCCAGTTGTAGGTACAAAAGAAACGCCCTCATAAGCTATCTGAGGACTACCTGATACATTAGCAAGTTGTGTCTCTAATGCTGATCTTATGAATTTATGTACATCAGCCATACTTAATTCCTATCCTCTCGAATACTGCGCGTTGTTGTTTATACTCTACAAACTCAGCGTGAGCAGAACCGTTTCTTAAACTCACCATAGTAGTGTTAGCTAAGTCTAGTTGTGCTATATCACCATACAGTAATTGTAGACCTTGATTACCCTTAGAGGTAGGGTTCTGTCTTCTAGGTTTACCGTGAGATGACCCACCTCTAGGTCTACCAGAACCTGTACTATAAGAGAAAGATGTTATATAAGTTCCTGTATCTACAAAAGGCTTAGAGAACTCTATAGTAGTATCAGCTATATCCTTTAGGAAATCTTCAACTTCTTGTTCTATTTCTTCGTTAAGTCTTTCGAAGTCACCCTCTAGTTTATTAACATTAACTTTTATATTTGTTTTCATTACTCAGATACCTCACAGACGTAGCATACTGCTACACCAGAAGCATAGATGGTCTGTACGTTATTAATAGACACTGTGTCGCCTCTACCAGAGATTTGATCATTGTCTGTAGGTATTGCAGGTAAGCCAAGGGCAGGTATCACACAGTTACGTGTGCCACGTCTTATCTCGTTTAGTAGAACGCCCTCTTGTACATTATACATATAGGCAGTTATTTCATATTCTTTAACTGTACTAGAATATTCGCCAGTACTAGCATTGTAAGAACCAGCAGTAGTCTTTCTTAGTATTAAAGTACTACCATGACGTTGTACCAGTTTAAGTAAATTGTACGCTTGCATGTGACATCCCTATTCGTAATCAGTAGTTTCTGCGTCTATCTTAAATTGATCCTTGTTGAACTCTGGTCTAACTCTATTAGTATTTGCTCTTACACCCTCTACAGTGGAAACAGAAATACCACCTGCTGATATACCTAAGCTACCACCTAGTTTAGTTCCTTGATACTCTAAGGTATCTGCTAACTTAGTGTAGTGAGCTTGTAGTTGTGATGAGGCTTCTTTTAACGCACCACTGATCTCTACATCGACAGAACGAGAGTACTTAGCCGCTATAGCTCTACATAACCATGCACCAGCTTTATATACATTATTGTTAGCTTGAGCTAGAGCGAATGAAACTTCTTCATCTTGTACTTGCTTATCATTTAGATCTGTATCACCGATTAATAACCTAGTAGAATTTAATCTACCTAGTGCATCAGATATATTTAGGTTTCCTTCGTCGTAGCTCCAAGCCATTAGTCGTTCTCCAACTCTCCATAATTTCTACGCCAACTGCGGAGTAAACCGCGTTGCTTCTCTAGTATCTTAGACTTCTTACACTTCTTACGAGTAAACTCTGCGTGGGAATTAGTCTTAGCTTTTACTTTAGCATTGATCGTATCTACTAGGACTGCTAGTGATGCGACATCAAGTACTTCTAGTCCGTCTCCAACCTTAGCTTTAACCTCTAGGTCAGAGTTATGATGTAGAAAGTTATTGTTGTATAAGGTCTGAACAACGTCACTAGAGAGAGATAACTCTTTCCAAGGGTAATGTTCTGATCTCTTCCAATCTCTTCCTCCACCACTAAATTCTTGTTTTACAAATACGGGTCTGTCAAACTGAAATGGTATCATATCGGGTTCTCCTTAATAAAAGAGGTGAGGACACTTAAGCCCTCACCAAATGTTATGTATAGTTTTACGCTATAGCTGTGTTAAAGAATACACCTAAGTCAGCACCAGTGACTTTCATGTCGTAAGACATTTTAACTTGGATGTGTTCTGCAACCTGTTGACGCTTAAGAGCATCGTCTGAGAATGACTCAACTGTGATACCTAAGTTGTTTACACCGTCTAAAGTGTTCCAAGCAAATGTACCGCCAGCCATAGGTGTCATCAATCCAGCTGAAGGAGCAACGTGTGCTAACATAGCTGTTTTGCCTCCGATGAAAGAGTTGCTTTCTGCAATACCTTCTGCTGAGTCGTTCTTGACTGCTTCCATTACGTAGAAGTTAGACACTTCAAAGATCTCAGCTAGTTTAGCGTCTGTGATCAATGCAGTGTTAGCTACAGTTGATCCACCGTTTAAACGTGCTAGGATGTCTGGGTGGTTAATTAATACGTCACGTACTTCTTTACCTACAACCATTGTGTTTGGCTTGTATCCGCCAGACTTAAGTTGCATTGCACGACGTGCTTTAGTAATGTCTACGATTGGTGTAGCGTTTGTATAGTCTGACCAGTATGTGAACTCTGAGTCTAAGTTGTTGTCACCGTTAGCTACGCCATCATACTCTGTTCCCCAAACATTAGTTGAGAAGAATGTTGAAGCGAATTGCTCTTCACGATGGATCATCAAACGTGTCGCAAGTGTTTGCGCTCCAGCTGAACGAATTTCCAAAGCGGCATCTTCGTTAGCAAGTGTTTGTTGATCGAAGTCCATACCTAGACCAAATACGTCTGCAAAGTATGAGCTTGTTGATAGTGACATACCGATACGGTTCACTTCTGTACGTGGAGCTAATTTCTTAACGTCCCCTGTACGGTTCATGTTGTCACGGTCATAGATGTAATACTTATCTGACTGCTTCTGAACACCGACGATTGGGAATACTTTATCCGCAATGAAGTTTGTATCTGCTTGTGCGTAAGCGATAGTCAAATTAGTAAGTGGTTGATCCAGATGTACACTGGATGGTGTTAATAATGGCATAATATATATTCCTTAAATTAAGCGTGAGCGTTAGCGGCTAGGATCAATTCGATTGCGATGATTTGACCGTCAACACCTGCTTCGTAAGCACGACCAACGATGATGTCACCAGAAGCCGCATTGACAGCTTTACCAGCGGCATCGATACCTACGTCGTCTCCGATAGTTACAGTTCCGCCACATTTTACCATGACTTTACCTGAGTGAGTTATTGTGCAAGCATTTCCAGCCTCAGCACCTACAGCTATAACACCGATAGTACCTTCACCGTCTCCAGCTAAAACAGCTTTAGCGGCGGCATCCATTTTTGCGAATAAGAATTGAGAGGTGCTAAGATCAGCACCAGCGATTAGAGTGCGGTTGTCGCGTGATTGCGTTACAGCCATGATTATTCCCCTTTGTAGGATTTAGTGATAAGAGCTTTACCTTCATCGGTCTTTGCTACAGCAGAGTATGCTACAGCGTATTCACTCTTTTTCATTTCGTTAGTGTCCATGTAGGACTTTACAAGTGCATCAAGTTTATCTGAAGCGGTAGTAAACTCACCGTCAACGTCTGCCTTGCCTACTTCTTCCATAGATGAACCAAATGCTTTATCAGCGGCTTTTAGTACACCCATAACTTCTTCATTAGTCTCAAATGATTTGACTAATTCTTTTGCTGTAGCTACGTCAAAGTTAGGAAGAGCTTCTTCCGCTTTAGTTGTTAGCTCTAAGTCAGCTTTAGTAAATTCTGCTTCTTCCAATGCCTTTAAGATAGGTGCTGGAATGTCAGCCTTGTTGATTGATTCACCTTCGTACTCAAGAAACTCTTCTGGAGCTTTCTTTTCGATGATGTCTGATTTGATTATATAACCGTTTTCAATTAGAGATTTACGTAAACGCTCATTCTCTGCTTTAAGAGTTTCGACTTCAGCGTTAGCTTTATCTACTTCTTCTTTTTGTTTCTTCATGTCTTCATCGTAAGCCTTCTTAGCTTCTTCTTCAGACATACCCTTGTCCATATAAGGCTTTAGTTTACCTAACATCTCATCGGACATTTTTACTGTTGTTTCTAATTCTTCGTTCATAGTTTCCCCGTCGAAGTTGTCGCGCTTAAATAAAGATACCATTGCCTCCGCATTGGCAGGACGATCTACTAAAGATAATTCGTCCAATTCAAGCATGGTTAAAAGGTTAGCCATCATAGTCTTCCTTTGTTGCTTTGCCACCAATGCTAAAGGCGGCGAGTTCACCAGATTTTACCTTAGCCCAAACGTCATCGCTATAAACTTTAAACGCGACTATCCAGCCTTCACGGTCACTCTGGATGCCAAGGGAATCACCTATTTCTTTAGTGATAGGCATAGAATGGATAACTGCCCCAATCTGCTCACCCTTGTGCATTTCTTTACCTACACGTACATGCTCCATAAACTTGTTTACGGCACTTACTAACGTGTCAGGTTTAATTACATCGCCTTGTCGGTCAACTACTGGTTCACCTTTTTCGGTTACTACAGAAGCCCAACCATAGACCATGCGTTGTTCTTCATCGGCCTTTAATATTTGACCTGTAATATCTTTAGTCATACTTCCCACTGTGCTACCACTCCACATTCTACAAGACCAATATCTTGCTGAAGTTTTATCTTTAGCTGTACTGCAAGAGTGTCTACTGCGGAAGTTAGCTCTAGCTTTAGGATCATCTCGACGAATTTCCATGTTAGGGTCGCCGAAAGTAACTTTAACTGTCTTGTCACCAGACTTAACGTATACACCAAACTTCTTACTAGACCCTTTTGGTAGTCTAAAAGGTTTGTTTAGTGGTTTGTCTGCTTTATCTACAACCTCAGCATATTTACTTAGGCTTGTTATCTTGTGACCAACAAACTGATTACGTGGTTTACCTTCATCATCAATTAGCTCTATACGTGCCGCTGGTTCCTCTTTAGTACCTGTTATCTTTACAGGTATGTTAGGTACTGTACCGTCACGATGTATGCTTCTTATGATACCTCTTGCTGTACCACCTGATGAAGACCAACTTACTCTATCTCCTACCTTAGCCATTAATCTAAATCCTCTTTAATAATAATAGTGAAGTAACCATTGTTAGGGAATGTCTCTACTGTATTATCAGCATATGTAACTTCTACTTCACCGTAGTAAGTGCCAGCAGTATTAGTATCT